TGATTTTTCTAACGCTTTTAAAAGATTATTTTTTAATATGTCGGTTTTTGTTGCCATAACGCAAAGTTAAAAAAATATAAATACATAAAAAAACCTCCTATTTCTAGGAGGTACAAACTCAAATTTTTATGAAAAAAGGATTTTTTACTTGGCAGTTTAAATCCTCTGCTAAATTATAATTTTTTTTTTAATTAGACAAACTATTTTCCACACAATTCGCAAACTTCTTTGTCTGTATCGTTTTTATCGTCTTGGTCATCATCAATAGGAACATCATAAACAGGTAAATCAACTCCCCATTCAACCAACTTTTGAACATCCCATTCATTCGCTAGTATGTCCCAATCCCATTCACCAAAGCCAACATTGTCTTTAACAATAAACTCTCTTTTTTGTTCTTCTGTCCAACCCTCAGCAATATCAATCCAAACCTCAAACAACCCGGCAGACTTACACGCCTTTAAACGCATATTTCCGCCAAGAACAACCATATTCTCATCAACTACTATTGGCCGTTTCTCTAACATCTCAGGAAACGCCTTAATTGACTTGACTAATTTTTTAAATTTGGAATCTTTTATAAATCTAGGATTGTCCGGATTTTCTTTTACCGAAGCAATATTTACTTTTTGTTTCATTTGTAATTTAATTTGCTACTGATCCTGTGTAAACCAAACAAAAGAAATTCCAACTACCGCAATAAAGAATTGTAAACAATGTTCTGTTTCTCCGGTTAAATCTGTTTCTCCAAAATCGTCATCCATATTGGAATTCCAATAATTAGCACCAAAGCAAATTCCAAAAATTGCAAAAATTGTTGTGTTAAAGTTTATGTTCATACTTGCCAGTATTTTTTGTAAATATACAAATATAATTCAATTACTTTTTTTTGAGCTTCCTCTTGCGTGTATATTTTTGGAGATACTTTATTATCTCCATTTTCGTTTATTTCAACTTTCAAACCTTTTTTTGTAGGTAAAACGCCAACTGTAATATTGTTTTTTATGCACCATTGCATTGCCTTTCTGTGATCGTCTGTTTGCGGTATGTTTATTTTTTTCTTTTTAGGCATTTAAAAAAGAGTTGTTTGTTTTAAAATTTCATAACAAAGTTCTTTAGGTACTTTTGATCTTTCATAATTATTTTTTAAACCTTGAGTACCAGTTCTGCTTCCTCTTGGTGCTGCTTCGTGATGGCATTTAGTATTTCCGTTAAAACACATTGCTCTTGGTTTCCATCCTTTAGGATTAAATAAATCCCTAATGTTATTTGAAAAAATATCAGTAGGCTTCATTCTTGTATCACCATAACTGCAATAAGTAACAGTTGTTCTATCCATTCCTTTCATAAAATACATTTTTCTAAGCATAGCTCTAGGATTTTCTATATAATAAATACAATTCCACTTCTCATAAAGATTATTAAGTTTTATATTCATTCTATCACATTTAGCAGCAAAGTCAGTTTTAGGTTTACCATCATTATATCTATGATAAGATATTGCCGCCATAGAATAAGTTGTACAAGGTCTGCCATCAATAACAACATCCGGAATCCAAGGAAGCATATCTTCTGTTAAATATTCAATATCAATTACTAAATCTATTCCATCAAATTTTTTCCAATCTACACTAAAAACTTCATAGTTTAATTCTTCTGCTATTTTTCCCCAGGAACGACTACCGGCAAATAACTCCAATAATTTAATTTTTTTCATTTTTTTTATTTTTAAAATGGTACATCGTCATCGGTAACAACTTCAAACCTTTTTGTATTTAAATCAACATCTCTGTAAACACCGCCGTTTTTAAAATCAGGAGCAATGTCAAAGTCTCCAAGCTGTCCGTTTTCCTTACGCTTTACCTTTTCAACATACATTTTTACAATATCTGAATTAAATTTAGTGCGTTGGCCGATACATCTATAAACAATTAATCCGTTGTAGGCCTTATTAAAAAAGTCAGCAGAGCCACTAATATCATATAAAGTTGGCTTTTTATAGTTTCCGTTTTCGCTTTCTATTTTTCTAGGATGCGCCACTAAAAACAAATGAGTATTTGTTTGCTGACAAAATTGAGTAATTTCTGATAATACTTTTCCAATATAGGAATGGTCTCTTTGTGCTGAATGGTCGAGCATATTCCAAGGATCAATAACACAAACATTAATTCCTTTTTGAAATACCAACTCTTTAAAATGGTTTAATATTGCTTTTAGAGTTAGATTTTCTAAATCTATTTTTACCCAATAAAAATGATCTTCAATAAAATCTTTTGTGTTGTTTAGTTGGTTACTATCGCAATTAGTTTCGTTTAACTTGTTTGCAATTCTTTTTATATGGCCCTCATAAGGAAAAGATTCAGGAGCAAAAATTGCGCATCTCATATCGTAGGTTGTCGCCAGGTTGCAAAATATTTGATCCATAACGTCAGACTTTCCTGAATTTGGAATACCAGTAACAACTGTCCACTCTCCTAAAGACATTTTAAAATAGTTATCAGAATTAGGTAAACCAATTGAATAGTTTTTAACTCCGGCCTCATTATAATTTAAAACAGATTGCCAAATATCATCAACATTTAAAACACCCTCTAAAGGAAAGTTTTTAGCACCTTTAATTACGTTTCTTAATGTTTCGGCTCCCTTAGATATTAAAATTTCGTTAGCGTCGTTATAATCGCCAAAATCAACGTATTTGCAACGATAGGCTCCAAATCTTCTAGCAAGTTCTTTTCTGAGTTCAATTCCCGGATTGTCATTATCTGTACAAAGTATTATTTCTTTTTTATCTTTAAAATACTGCCAACAGTTATCCAAGTATTCAAGTCTTTGGCTACCTTTAGACGCACCATTTGGAACAGAACAAACGGAATAAATACCAGCTTCGTGTAAAGTTAAAGCATCCATTTCACCCTCGACAATATAAATTTTGTCCATTTCTTTAATATTGTCAAGGCCATAAAATATAAGTTCCGCACCTGAAACCATTTTAAAATTCTTTTGTGCGTCTCTATATTTTACGTTTACTAATTGATTTTCTCTGTAATAATTAAAATTTACGGCTCTACGCTTTGCGTTTACTTGTGGAAAATATTCCATTGATTGCCCTACTTTCCAATGTTTTAAAGTTGGCTCTGTGATGCCTCTATTTTTAAACCATTCAATTACTGGTGCCGATAAATCTAATTTTATTTTTTGAGGAACAATATATTCTTGTTTTTTCTCAAATTTTGTTGTGCCTCCCCAACCACAGTTGTGGCAATTCCAAAGGCCCTTGTCAAGATCAACAGACAAACATTTATCACGTTTGTTTTTTCTTGTTTGGCTACATTTTGGGCATTGTGTTTTAATTTTGCCGGTCGTTTTATTGCCGACATCAATATTGAAGTCCTGAAATGTTTTCATAAAGTTTTGTTTGTTTTGCTAAATTAGAAAAAATATTTTAAATATTAAAACATTCTTATTTGTTGTTTGTGTTCGTTTATTCTTTTTATTGCTGCATCAAAGTACTCTTTATCTAATTCACAAGCAGTTAAATCATAACCTAAATTATGACAAGCAATAGCAATAGAACCTGAACCCAAGTGAGTGTCTAAAATCTTATCGCCTTTTTCTGCATAATTATCTAATAACCATTGATAAAGTCGTATGGGTTTTTCTGTTGGGTGTATTGTTTTTTGTTTCAATAAATCTACTCTATTTATGTTTACTACTCTTGTTGCTCTTTGAAAACTACTATACGCTAACTCACAATCACTCATTGTTAAACCAATTTGACCTTTGAACCAAACTATCCACCCTTTTGTTCCTTTCGACAAGTGTTCTACAAAATAATTTGCACCCCATATAATTTGGTTTTTAGAAACCCTTTGCAATTCCTTAAAATACTCTTTGTTTGGTATTGCGCTATCCCATTGTTTTTGTTTATGATATTTTCTATCAGATTTTTTACCTTTTTTACTTTCTTTTTGCCCATCAATACCTATACCATAAGGCGGATCTACAATAGCAAGGTCAAAGTAGTTATCTTCATACCTTGCCATTAACTCCATATTGTCTTCGTTTGTTATTTTCATTTTTTTTATTATTTTAACTCTAATATTTCTTTTTTTAACTGATTAATTTTTTGTTGCTTTAATTCTGCTAAAAATTTAAGCTTTAAAATTTCTAATTTAACTGGCAAAAACCAGTCATCAGGATAATTTACTTTAATGTAATTTTGAATTTCTTTTAATGTTTCTTCCATTTTTTACGTTTTTTTTTGTTTTTAATTCTTGTTTCTTGTTTTGGTAAAGGCGTTTTATATTTTTTAGGAAAAAACCAATCAGTAAATCCTAAAATTGTATCATAATTAATTTTTATCATTCTACTTTAATTGTTTTGATTTATTAATATTTATTGTTGCTATTTCCTTACTAATATAATTATTGTTTTTAAACTCTGTTGTTTTTGGTAGAGGTTTTTTAAACCATTCTAACTTTAGATCCTTTAAATTAAATAAATAAATTCCTTTCGGTGTGCTATTTATGTAAATTGGAACGTCGCCATACTTTTTTGATTCTTTTATTAAATATTCGTATTTAGGTTTTTCAATAATTAGTTTGTCATAATGAGCAGCTCTGCATTTAAGTTCGATTCTGTTTTTTGTTTCAATATCGTAACAATCAGATTTTGAAAAATTTTTACTTGTATCAACTAATAAATTATAATAGTTTTCTGATAACCATTCAAACAAATCAGATTCACGCCATTTGGATAAGCATTTACTTATTGCCATTTATAACGTATTTTTTAAGTTCCTGGAACTCGTTTGTTTGTAATGTTTGTTTAATATTAAACTCATATAATTCACCGCCTTTTGTTTTTGCGCCTAATTCTTTTTGTCCAGTTGCCGGAGAGGTATAAATATAATATTCAACAATCCCTTTTATTTTATTGTAGCCTATTGGCTTAGTCTTAGAACGATAATCCTCCATAAAACGATCAATATACTTAATCCCGTTTTTATCTGTGTTTCTGAGTTTTAAAATGCTTAAAAAGTTTTTTGACCAAAATTGGTCATTTCTTAAATCTTTTGCCACGTTGTAAACATCTCGTAAATTGTATTTATCTATGCGCTGAATTTTATTCAAACAGTCTAGCCATTTATTTTTTTGTGTTTCTGTTTTCGGTCTATAATTTAAAGGAAAAAGACTTATAAAATGTGGAAACGCCTTAATAGTAACTTCATCAAATATTGGCGCTTTTACATTTTGTACATTATTCTTTTTTATATTATTATTATTGTTATATGTATATATAACCTTGCGCTTTTCGTCAATAGGGGTATTGACTTTTTCGTCAATAGGTATTGCGTTTTTTGTCAATAGGGTAGAAATATAAATTCTACGCTCTTTAATCTGTTTTGTACCTTTTTCATAAATCATTTTTAACTTTATAAATTTATTTCGATCCAGGTTTGCAATCCATCTTGAAACGGTAGATTTTGAAACATTATAGAGTTGAGAAAAATAGTCATTAGAGGCGAAGCAATAGCCTTTTTCATTTGCCAAGGCGGTCAATTCGCCGTACATTAACTTTTCGTTTGCTTTTAAATTTTTAGCGTATCTGACCTCTGCCGGTATTACGGCATAATAGTTTTTTTTGTTTTCCATTTTCAAAAAAATTTTTACAAATTTAGCTGATATTTTACTGAATCGCAAAATTTTCTTAGTTCTTCAAAAATCTTTTTAAAATCTTCTAAAGAAATTTCAGTATCCTCGTACTTGTACCAAAGCAACTCAATAAGTAAATCAAATTCAACTCTTGTCGATTCGCCAATGTAATTGTAATTTACTGATTCATCAATTGTTTTGCTTTGCGTGTACCTTACCTTTTGTAAATCAGGATTAAAATAAATAATTTTGTACTTCATTTTTATACGCTTTTAAAATAATTATCAATAGTTTCTTTGCAATCTTCAAAGTTATTTAACCAAATAGCCTCCCAATTGCATTTTTTAAGCCATTTAAGCCATTCTTTTTGCTTTGGGGTAGGCTTATTGTATTTATATTTTAATTCTATCGCTAAACCGCTTCTTTTTGCGTTTGGTGTAAAAATTAATAGATCCGGAATACCTGGCTTAGTGCCAAGATATTTTAATTTGTATTGTTCAAAAGGCGATCTTTTACCCTCGTTCATTGGGTGCGTAAAAATTGCATTCGGATATTGCATCTGAATATAATTAATTACAGCCCTTTGGAGTAAATCCTCGCCTTTTAAATACTTTTGGTATGGGTTTGCTCTAGCCATTAAATTGCATTGTCTAAAACTCCTATAATGTGCCTAATCTCAGAACGTTCTAATTCTGAAAAAAATAACTTTCCATCTTTGTAAATTGTTACTTTGTAATAATCTTTTTGTGTTTGTTCTATTTTTACTTCTAGTTCATCCATATTAATGGCTTTTTTTGTTGGGTTAATGTTTCAGGTTTTTCTTCGTTAGCTAAATATTTTTCTCTTTTCTCTTTTAACTTATTTAGCCTAAAAAGTAAAATGTGTATTTCGCTTTCAATATCAGTTATTAATACCTCTTGATTTTCCATAAAAAAATTATTTTCAATCAGCTTGTATTTTTCTTTAAAATAAGGATCGTAATTTAACAAGTCCTTTGCGCTTTTAACGTGGTGAACTATTGTTGCGTGATTCATATTTAAAAATTTACCTACTTGAACGTATCTAAATCCTTTAACTTCATTAAAAGCAACTAAGCAAAATATTTTTTTTGCATCTACAACCTCACGCAAACGACTTTTTTGCCTTGGATCTTGTTTTAAATGCCTAATAACTAAATTTCTCAACAATTCTAATTGCTCTAACATATACTATTCCTTTTCTTCAATTTTATTTAATACGCTATAAAGCAATTCAATTTCTTTGTCTAAAAATGGCAGCTTTTCCATTCTTTGTGCCATTTCGTAAAGTGTTTCCAATTTTTTAATTTTTAATTTCATTTTTGTTTTTTTTATAATATTAAACTTCCATCTTCTGAAAACTCGTTCCAGTTGTAACCCGAAATAATTCCGGTATCTTTATATATTTTCCAATCGCTAAACGCTCTTTTCCAAGCTCTGCGGCCTTGATTAATCATTTCTTCACTTAATCCGTAAACCTCTACTGAAAAAGGATAATTAGTTTCAACCGCTATAAATCTAAAATTTTCAGCCGGTATTCCTAACATATCCGAATAAAAAGCACATTGTAAATGATAGCCGTATTTATAAATATCTCTTTTAAACGCCATTGGCGTATTGTTTTGGCAAGTTTTAACGTCGCTAATAAAGTTTTCAATTTTGTTTAGGCAATCAGGCCTTACACGAACTTGCAAACCCTCGTGTTCTAAGTAATGCGACAATTCAATTTCGCCTTTGCAATATTTTTGTGCTAAATCGTGATTCCTAAAGTTGTTAAGAATCGCAGTAATTTTTTGGTGATCGTCAAAGGAAACAATTTGTTTTCCCTCTGCTTTTTCAATTTCAATAGCATATTGTTTT